TGTGGACGCAAGCGCAATTGATCAGCAAAACCTTGTAGCATCGCTGATGTATTTAGCTTTTGAGTCAGGAAAGGTTGTTGGAAGGTCAGAACTTCAATCTGAGTTAAAGCTGCTGCTGGCCTAAAACATCGCCATCATAGCCGCCGCATTGGCCGCGCAAGTTGAAAGGATAAGAAATGAGTGATGCACCAGAAAAAATCCGAACCAATGCTGCTGGCAATGCAATCGTTACGCCTCACCCTGTTTGGGATACGGACGTCGAATACATCCGCGCCGACCACGTTGACGCCCTTAAGCCTGTGACGCATGGCCCGAATTGGGAAGGCTTTGCGCGTGACTTGATGGAACACTGGCCTGTGCGCGATGTGGACGGCTCGGAGTTGTTTGACGCAGCCTTGCGAAACGGCCTGATCCAAGAAATCCCCGGCGGGTACGATCCAGAACAACACATTGACGCCGAGTGCGTCTGCCCGGAGAAAGGCGACCCTTGGTATGAGTATGCCTTCAAATAGAACAAAAACCCCGCCGGTTGAGGCTCCGGCGGGGCGTATCGCTTGGGGTAGCGATACCTGCGTCCGGCAGGCACGGCCATCCAGTCCTCTGGGTGTGCTTACACGTCAACACAAACAGGCATGTAGGTCAATATGGATATAGCTACCGTAGACTTAGAAACTTTCTGGGGCGTTGGACATTCCCTCACAAAGATGTCCCCGATCCAATACTGTATGCACAAAGACACCGACATTATCAGTTGCGCGTTTAAGTTCAACGACGGTCCAACCGAAGTGATTTTCGGGGAAGACGAGGTAATAGAATATGCGTCCAAGGTGGACTGGTCCAAATACTTCGTGGTCGGCCACAACATGTCGGGCTTTGACGCCATGATATTGGCGTGGCGCATGGGTGTTAAGCCGAAACTCTGGGGCTGCACATTAGCCATGGCTCGACCGATTCACGCGAAGGATGTTGGCCTGTCTCTCGGCAAACTGGTTGAACACTACGGACTCGGAGTCAAAGACAACACGGCTCTGGTGCAGACCAAGGGCAAACGACTGGCAGACTTCACGCTCGATGAAATCAACGCGATGCGGAAGTACAACGCCGACGATGTTGACCAGTGCTATGGCCTGTTCAGACGACTCATCAAGCAGACACCCAAGGACGAATTGCGCCTCATCGACCTGACAATTCGTATGCTCGTTGAGCCACAGTTTGACGCAGACATTAACCTGCTGGCGCAGACCCACGAAGAGGAGTCAGAGCGCAAAGAGGAAGTTCTGCGGCAGCTCGGTGAAATTCTCTACAACGACGTACCAGCTAGGGCATCGGCGCGTATCATCCTCGGAAAAGACCTCGGAGACCCGGACGAAGTGCGGCGTATGCTCATGTCTGCGGCACAGTTCAGGTCTCTGCTGGAGGCTCTGGGTGTGGAAGTACCCACGAAGGTTTCACCAACCACTGGCAAGGAGATACCCGCACTGGCTAAATCGGACGAGGCGTTTCTGGCGTTACAGAAGCATGAGAACCCTCTGGTGGCACATGCTGCTGCTGCACGGCTCGATGCCAAGAGCACACTGCTGCAAACCCGGATCAACGCTTTCCTCGATGCAGCCCAAGCACACCCGAAGCGCAAGGTTCCTATCCCACTAAAGTATTATGGTGCGGATACGACAGGGCGCTGGTCAGGCTGGGGCTACAACCCGCAGAACCTACCTCGCGTAAACCCGAAAGACCCGAAACCAACAGACGCTTTGCGAAAGTCACTGCGGGCACCCAAGGGGCATAAGGTTGTAGTAGCTGACCTGTCCGGCATCGAACTGCGGGTCAACATGTTCCTGTGGAAAGTTCCCTACGCCATGGCGCTTTTTCAGGACGACCCAGAGAACGCCGACCTGTACCGATACTTTGCCGCGAACGACCTCTACCACATACCGGAAGCAGAGGTGGAAAAGACCCAGCGGCAGGTAGGTAAAGTCGCTCACCTAGGTCTAGGTTTCGGCGCTGGCGGACCCACGTTCCAAGTGGTTGCCCGACTTATGGGTGGTGTAGACATGGACCTCGATGAAGCCCAGTCAGTGGTTAACAAATACCGTGCGGCGCATCCAGAGATCGTCAAAGGCTGGAAGACGTGCCACCGCTCGCTGGCTACTATCATGCGTGGTGCGACAGGCGGTGCCATCGACCCGTGGGGGATGATTATACCAGTGCCGGAAGGTTTGCAGACACCCAAGGGGGTCATTCGATACCCGAACCTGCGGACGGAATATAACCCTGATCGGCAAAGCCAAGAGTTTGTCTATGGCGACGGTCGGCACAAGGCTCGCATCTACGCTGGGAAGATCGACGAGAACATAGTCCAGCACCTAGCCCGCAATGTCATAGCAGATAACATGCTCACTGTGCAGCGCGTAACAGGCTACCGCCCTGCCCTGACTGTTCACGACGAACTTGTCTACGTGGCACCAGACAGCGAAGCTGAAGACCTGCTCGATGAAGTCCAGAAAATCATGCGGACACCGCCGACATGGTGGCCAGAGCTTGTCACTTGGAGTGAAGGCGACATCGCAGACACTTACGGTGACGCAAAGTAGCATAAAACAAGACTTGAAAACGTGAGGTGGACACATAAGACGTCCCGTGGCAGTATAAACTTACATGAGCACACAAAAACGCACTTGTATGTGCATACGTGTTGCTAAAACACCAAGGGGATGTTAAAGTGGTAAAAAGTAGAGAAAACGGAGGGCTTCGCCACACAACAGATTTGTTATTAGGAAGCCCAAGCAACGCCGCAGTTTGGTTAAAAACCGCTGACAGGTACATCCAGAGCTACTTGGAAGACCCCAAGGGGTTTGTTCTACCTAAAGACTACGCCTTCCTGCGACCGTTAATTGAGCACTATGCCTACGACCTTGAGGGTTTCGTTCACTACGTTGTCGGCGTCCGCGACTGTTTTGAAAGAAAGACAGCGCCGTTCGTAAGTTTGCAGCAGCTATACCGAACCATCATGGGCAGGTACGTGCAACAGGTTCGCAGAGAACGCGCAGACAGAGCAATAGCCAAGGCTCAGGAACTTTATGGTGACACGGACTTTCACACCCGACTACAGTGGGTCTCCAAACTTGAGCACGACTGGGCGCAGAGGCGGCTAGATTTTCTGGCAAAGTATAGAGAGCGGTCAGAGAACAACAGGATTAGCACCGACGAGCGCACTGAGCTGCTTGCTGAGTTTTGGGACGCGATAGAAACAGAAATACACAACGGGGAACTACCACCTTGGAACTAAATAAAGCATGGAGCTACTCTGCGCTCACAGCGTTCGAGACTTGCCCGCACAGGTTCAACCTGACGCGGGTGACGAAGAAGGTAACAGAACCGCAAACGGAAGCGACGATCTGGGGAAACAAAGTCCACAAGGCTTTGGAACTGTACGCCAGAGAGAGCAAGCCGTTACCGAAAGACCTCAAGCGGTGTGCTCGGTATGTCGATAAAATTATGAGCTATGAGGGCAAGCGCGTCATTGAAGAACGTGTGGCTCTGGATCGCAATTTGCGCCCCACCAAGTGGATGGCCAAAAACGTATGGGTGCGCGGTGTTATCGACATTGGCGTGGTTGGTTCGGAGCGGGCGTACCTGCTCGACTGGAAAACCGGAAAACGCAAGCCGGACTCAGACCAGCTAAAGTTATTCGCGGCATTGGCCTTCGCCATGTACCCATGGGTCGACAGCGTAGTGACCGGTTTCATCTGGCTCAAGTCCGGCGAGTTCGACAAAGAGGTGTTCACGCGTGACCAGCTGACAGAAATCTGGGGCGAGTTTCACCCTCGCCTAAATCGACTTGCTAACGCGTATGCAGAAGACAAGTGGGCGAAGCGTCCGAGCGGGCTGTGCCGTAACTGGTGCCCGGTAGGTCAGAAATTGTGCGAATTTTGCGGACAGTGAGGATGTATGTGCCGTTTCGAAAGCGACGATATACGGTCAATGAGCGACAAAGAATTGGTCGAACACGTGACCAGACAGGAGAGTGTTACACCTCTGGAAAACGAGCTGAAACACCGGCTTGAGCATTACGTGGAAATCTACGGAGAACCTGAACAGTGGGAATGACACCAGAGGGCAAAGTAAAAAAGGCCATAAAAGAATACCTCAAGTCCATCGGGGCGTGGTACTATATGCCCGTGTCTAACGGTATGGGTAGAGTTGGGTGTCCGGACATTCTTGTCTGTTGGGAAGGTCGCTTTATCGCAATCGAAACCAAAGCTCCGGGTAAGCGCAAAAACACAACTCCAAACCAAGACCGAGAGATAGACGCGATCAATAGTGCTAACGGGTTGGCACTTGTCGTGGATGATGTGGAGCAGGTTAAGACTGCCTTCTCCCTCATAGAGCAAGGAGAAGAATATGTCGAAATCCTCCAAAAATGAGTTGGCGACTAAGGCGAAGTACAACAGACGCCCTGACGTCCAGAAGAAGCGCGTGGCCAACAACAAGGCGAGGCGCGAAGCCATCGCTGATGGCCGCGCAAAAAAGGGCGACGGCAAAGACGTACACCACGTCAAGCCTCTGGATAAGGGCGGCAGCACCGCAAAATCCAACACCAAGGTCGTCAGCCAGAAGACCAATCGCGGTTGGCGCAAAGACCACCCCGGCATGTACACGAAAGGAAAGACATAATGTCCAAGGAAAAAGACCCGCGACTCGCTCGCGCTGGCGTCGATGGTTATAACAAGCCTAGACGCACACCGAACCATCCGACAAAATCCCACATCGTGGTCGCCAAAGCAGGCAGCCAAGTGAAGACGATCCGGTTCGGAGAACAGGGTGCCACGACTGCCGGGAAGCCAAAAGCTGGCGAGTCCGAGGCTATGAAAAAGAAACGAGACAGTTTCAAAGCACGCCACAGCAAGAACATCTCGAAGGGCAAGATGAGCGCGGCGTACTGGGCCGACAAAGTTAAGTGGTGAGGTGTAGAATGTCCAACGAAGAAGAACGAGTGTGGCGATACCTGCTGAACAACCGGCAGGCCGACGCGAAAGACGTAGCCCTGAACTGCGATGTCAGCGAGTTTTACGCACAACGACTCATCAACCGCATAAGCTCTGAAAACTGGCGCAAACCTGCTAACGTGTGGCCACATAATGCGCAGCAGGATGAAGGTCGCAAAGACGACCAAGACAAGCCCCGCATGGACTTGCTACCGCCAGAGATGCTGGACGCTGTGGCTATGGTTCTTACTTTCGGCGCGGGAAAATATGGTGAGCGCAACTGGGAAAAGGGGATGGCGTGGGGCCGACCCTACGCTGCACTATTGCGCCACATGAACGCGTGGTGGGCTGGCGAAGATAAAGACCCGGAAACTGGGATGTCCCACCTGTGGCACGCTGGGTGCTGCATAGCGTTCCTGATCGCCTTCGAGTGTCGCGGTAGCGGCACAGATGACCGTAAAAAACTTGGAGTGTTTAGCGATGCTGGTGTGGCCCCAGAAAAAAGCTCTGATACTGAAATCGCGTAGCCCCGACCGCATACTGAACACGATCCCGACAGCAAAGACATTCACAGTCAAAGGCACTCCATATGTAGCTGTGCCTCACAAGCCTGACGAGACCCGTGTTCTCCGCGCGATGGGTTACGAAGCCCCTGCCCCGATCCGACACCTGTATGATTGGCCGGGTAGGTACAAACCGTTTGTGGCACAACGAGAAGCCGCTGCTTTCCTGTCGATGTATCCGAGAGCGTTCAACCTGTCAGAACTTGGCACAGGCAAGTCGCTGGCGTCTCTTTGGGCATACGACTACCTCAAAAAGATCGGTAGGGTGAACAAAGCCCTCATCATCTCACCACTATCCACACTGGAGCGCACATGGGCTGATGAGGTTTTCCAGCACTTTCCACATCTGGAGTGTGCTGTTCTCCACGGCTCTAAAGACAAACGGATCAAGCTGCTCAAACAGGATGTAGACATCTACATCATCAACCATGATGGTGTGAAGATCATCGAGCCGCATCTGAAAGATCGACCAGACATTGATCTGGTTATCATTGACGAGATCGCACAAGCCGCGCGTAACGCCAGTACCGACCGCTGGAAGGCTATAAATCGCGTGGTTAACCGGCACGATATACGCCGAGCGTGCTGGGGTATGACGGGTACTCCGACACCCAACGCTCCTACAGACGCATGGGCGCAGTGCCGCTTGGTTGTTCCCGATAAGGTGCCGCCGTACTTCAACCGCTTCAAACACCAAGTAATGAAGCAGATGTCCCAGTTCGTGTGGGTGCCCAAGAAGGAAGCCACGCAGGTCGTCAACGAGGTGATGCAGCCAGCCGTGCGGTTCACCAGAGACGAGTGCTTGGACCTGCCACCGCTCATGTTTGAGACGCGTAGTGTTGGTCTGACGAAGGAGCAGGACAAAGCGTACAAAGAGATGGTGTCCCGGCTCAGGGCTGAAGCCGACCAAGGCGAGATCACGGCAGTCAACGAGGCTGTTAAGATGGCCAAACTGGTGCAGATCGCCTGTGGTGTGGTGTACGCCAACGACGGCTCAGAAGTCACGATACCGGCCAGCCCTCGCATCGACGAGGTGCGCAACATCGTCAGTACCGCTGAGGGTAAGGTTATCGTGTTTGTACCGTTCGTGTCCTCGGTCAACATGGTTGCCAAGGAACTCAGTAAGAATTTCACCGTCGAGATTATCCACGGTGGGGTTAAGAAAGACGAGCGCGACCGCATCTTCGGCGCGTTTCAGAAAAGCAAAAGCCCGAGGGTTTTAGTGGCCCAACCGGCTGCCATGTCCCACGGCCTCACACTTACGGCGGCGTCCACGATAGTCTGGTACTCGTGCGTGACGTCAAACGAAGTCTTCGAACAAGCCAACGGGCGTATCAACCGCCCCGGCCAGAAGATGAACAACTTTATCATCATGCTCGAAGGCACACCCGTGGAGCAGCGCATCTACAAACGACTGCAAAACAAGCAGAAGATGCAGGGCGCTCTGTTGGATGAAGTTAAAGCGGGACGGTCAGCTGTGATCGCTTGACGTTAGCACATCTGTGCACTAACGTGCTAACACATAAACACATATGGAGTAAAAAATGAACCTCCTTAAACCAGAGGAAGTGGCCTCCAAATTGGGGATCACCAAGACTTCGCTGCCCAACCTGCGACGGCGTGAGGCGACTTTTCCGAAGCCTATTCGGGTGTCGCAGCGCGTTCTTCGGTGGAACGAAGAAGAGATTGACCAGTGGTTGACCAAAAGAAAGGAACCAGAAAATGCCAAAAATAACTGACGTCGATGACGTCACCCTCTTAAAATTCTTCATCGCGTTGCGAGACCGCCGTGCAGAACGGAAGGCCGCTTACCAAGCCGATGATGAAGACGACCGTAACAAGCAGGACAAGATCGAGATTGAGTTCCTGCGCCGGTTTAACGAACGTGGCATCGACAACGTGTCTGCCCGTGGTGTAGGCACCGCCTACAAATCCACTCGTTCCTCGGCCACTGTGGCTGACTGGGACGGTCTCTTGGGTCACATTCAAGAGAATGATGCTTGGGAATTGCTGGAGCGACGCGTCAACAAGACCGCTGTAGAGCAGTTCAAAGCTGTTAACGACGACCTGCCTCCCGGTGTAAATTGGGCAGAGACTCAGGTTGTTAACTTTCGCCGCAAATAAAGGACATAGAAATGTCGAATGATATGATCGCCATCAAGGCGTCTTCGCTGCCAGCTCACCTCCGCAAGAAAGACAAAGTTGAGAACCCGTTTGCCGCCGCAGTAAGCAGTGGTGGGTTCCCCCTGATTTCGATCAAGGGCAAGGTATTCCACGTAGTCCGTGGAGATGAACGCACACTGGTCACAAAGCCGAACGACGAAGACGAAGCAGCCGGTTCGTTGGAAGTCGTTATCCTCGCAACAAACCCAAACAAGTCAAAGGTGTACTACGCCCACGGCTACGAGGAAGGCAGTTCGGCCAAGCCCGAGTGCTACTCCAACGACGGCATCCAGCCAGCCGCAGACGCCGAAGACCCGCAGTCCAACAAGTGCGCTACGTGCCCACATAACCAGTGGGGTTCTCGCATCACGGATAATGGGTCCAAGGGTAAGGCTTGCGCCGACTCCATGCGACTGGCTGTGGCTCCTGCGGGTCAGCTCAACGACCCGATGTTGCTGCGTGTCCCTGCCGCGTCTCTGAAAGTTCTCGGTTCCTACGGTTCGCAACTGGCCAAACGTGGTGTTGCTCCGGAGCATGTCGTGACCAAGATTAGCTTCGACTACAACGTGGCTCACCCGTCCCTGCTGTTCAAAGCTGTCCGGTTTATCGACGAAGATCAACTCGCGGAGATCGAGCAAGTTCTTCAGGATGAAGAAGAAATGATCGGCAACATCACCGGCGTTTCGGGTGGAACCATGAGCGAGAGCGAAGTGGAAGGTGACATCGCTGGCACCCCGCCGAAGCGCTCCAAAGCACTGAAAGAGGCAGAGGATGAGGCCGAGGCCAAGCCGAAGAAAGCCAAGGTTCGTGTTGAGGATGAAGACGAGGACGAAGGCGAAGAAGAAAAGCCCAAGACCGCGCCAAAGAAATCCGCTAAAAAGCCGGAACCTAAGCAAGAACCGGAAGGCGAAACAGAGTCGGTTGATGACTACGACACCATCGACGAGGCGCTGGATAACTTAGACTTCGACGACTGATGATCCATGGGGGCGGGTCAGTCTAGGTCTGCCCCCAAACCTGCTAACACGTAAACACTATGGTGGATCATGGACACAAAGTCATTTTTAGACCACGTAATGCCGACGACAGGACTTCGTGTCTTGGGCTTTCCGCGAGTTTATCCGAATGGCAAGAAAGGTTTTAAGCACCGCAGCTACGAAACCAACGAGGAAGCAACCAAGGCTGCTCTCAAACTAGACCACCAAGGCGAGACTGTGTATTTCGCCGTACATGGGTTCGGTGATTGGTACAAAGACCCAAAGAGCGGAAACCTAAAAATACGGAAGGCCGACAACGTAGTGGCCTGTAGGTCGCTCATCGACGACTACGACGTATCCCCAGACAAGAACGCCAAGGCGCGGGCGGAAGGAAAACCGGAGCCGTGCTACGAAACCAAGAAAGACGCGTTCGATGATCTGGTTCGGTTTGCCAAAGAGCTTCGTCTGACACCAACAATCGTCTCATCCGGTGGCGGCTATCACACATATATCACGCTGGACGAAGACATTAGCGCAGACGACTGGGTAGAACTCTCGCGCATGAAGCGGGACATACTTCGCCATCTGAAGATTAAGTTCGACCCCATGGTGGATAAAGACCCGGCTCGAATACTGCGACCTGTCGGAACACATAACTACAAGTACGATGAACCGGTTGAGGTGACAGCCCTCAAACTTGGAAAGGTCTACCCGGTAGAGACAGTCCGCCAGCGCCTCCAAGATTACACGAAAGAGCACGGCGTAGAGCCGTCGATGGAGCGTAGCTACGCAACGAACAACAAGGCCGATAACCCTTTTGCTGCGGCGCTGGGAGACTTCCCACCGTCTGACCCACACAAAGTTGCGGAGCGTTGCGCTGCTGTTCGGGCAATGCGAGACGAAGGTGGCGATATACCAGAGCCACATTGGTGGGCAGCCATAGGCGTTCTCCGGTTCTGCGAAGGTGGTGAGGAAATTATCCACGAGTGGAGCAGCGGCTACGACGGCTACAGCTACGAAGAAACTCAGACAAAGATCGACACTTGGGAAGTGGGATCAACGTCTTGCGAAAAGATGGACGATGTTATCGGGTGTAAGGCGGACTGCCCGTTTGCCGACAAATGTAAATACCCGGTGCAGCTTGGGTACACCGAGGAAGCAGAGTCGGTCTCCACGGAAACCAAGCCTTCCAAACCCCCGTTCGGTGGCGGTGAAGACGACGATACGACTACAAGCAACGAGCCGCCAAAACACAAGGCTGTAACCATCGAAGGCCAGTTAATACCCTACTGGCCCACCACAGGCTACCGCTGGAACGGCGTTAACCTATCCAAAGCCTTTGTCGATGAAGAAGGTCTAATCCACTGGACACCGTTCTGTAAGGCGTTCGCCTACCCTGTCAATCGCATCAGGGACAGCGAGGGCAAGTGGGTCATTCACTGGCGTGCCAAGGAAAGGAACGGTGACTGGCGCGAGTTCTTCATGCCGACAGCCGAGCTGGCTTCAACAGACATGATGGCAAAAACCCTAGCCGCCAACGAGGTCTTTCTTGCCCGCACAAAAAACGCGAGAGGTGCCATGGCTGAGTTCACTGAAACACTTATCCAAACGCTGCAAGAGTGGCGCGTCGAAACCAAGACATACAAACAACTTGGTTGGACCGAAGACAAAACCGGCTTCGTTCTAGGCAACACGATCATCACGGAAAAGGGCGAAGAACCCGTGTTGTGCGACGACAACATGCCGCCTGATATAGCCGGGGACTTTGGAACGTCTGGGACATTGGACGAGTGGATCGACAACATCGACGTGCTCTACAACCGACCCGGAGCCGAGCCGTTTCAGTTTGCGCTGTGCCACTCCATGGGATCGGCACTGGTAGACTTTTTCGAGTCATCTAACTGGCACGGCATACCGCTGGCGTTCACAGGGCACGGCGGTACAGGTAAGTCTACCGCATCCAAGATCGCCTGCGGCTTCTATGGCAGACCGAAACTCATGGAGCGTCAGACAGGAGAACAGGGTTCGACACTTGGTGCAGCAATCAAGCGGCTCTCTGTTATGGGTTCTATACCCATGCTGTTGGACGAGTTCTCGGGCCGATCAGCGGACGAGCTGACGCGCACAGGCTACGCACTGGCCAACGGTAGAGACAAAGAGCGTCTGAAAAACACGGGCGGCTTCTCCACCATGGGTGACGAGTGGTACAAAAACAGCTTCATTACCTCCAACGATGGTATCCACGAGACGATCTCCAAACTACCGGCAGGGTACAAGGTGGAAGCTACCCAGCTTCGCTTCTTCGAAGTTCAGTTGCCGAAGGACTACCGGACCAGTGTTTTCCCGGACATCTCCCAGAGTTTCATCGAACACCACATGGATCATGTGTACGGCCATGCCTGCCGCCCGTTCATTCGGTTCCTGATTAAAAACCAGAAGTGGGTGAAGCGGCAGATCGTGGCTGCACGGGACAAGTTCAACCCGAAGTCTGCGGACGACAACAAGGAACGCTTCTACCGTGACGCCATCGTGACAGCCCTCGTGGCTGGTAAAATCGCGGAACGTCTTGGCCTCATAAAGTTTGATGTGAACGCCATGAAGAAGTGGGCGCTGAACCACGTGGTGTCGATGCGAGACAGCCGCAAAGAGAACAACATAAGCACCGCTGAGCACCTGTCCAAAATGATCTCGTCGCTCAACGGACGACTCATCGTCACCAAGCACGTGAATGACGGTCGCAGCAGCGTGCAGGAAATGCCGCTTGCCCAGATCAGAGGGCCGGTAGTCGGGCGCGTCTGCACCGAAGATAAGGTCGTCTACTTGGCATCGGCAGCGATCACAGAATACTGCAAGGATAACGGCATACAGCCGTCTGCCATCCGAGAAGAAATGGATCGCGCCAACCTGCTGGTGCCTTTCCCTAACGGTAAGCTACACCACACGGTCAGACTTGGTGCCGGAACGACAGAAGCCAGCACAGTATGCCGCGCCTACCAGCTCAACTACGACCTGCTCTACTACGGCAAGTCTCTCAAGCTAGCGGTCAACAACCAACAAACCAAAACAAACTAGGAGAACTAAATGCACGTTATGGTGGACTTAGAGACTATGGGTAATCGACCCAACGCGCCGATTGTTGCTATCGGTGCGGTCTCCTTTGACAAGAACGGCGTGGTGGATGGGTTCTACGAAACCACACCACTCCAAGAAGCGATAGACGCCGGTGCGGTGATGGACCCAGACACAGTGTTGTGGTGGCTCAAACAAGACGAAGCCGCTCGCATGGAGTTGACCAAACCCGCTAGCTCATCGCTGTCTGCTGCACTGGATCGGTTCGCCGTGTTCGTTGCGGACTTTGGAACAGACGGAGTTTGGGGCAACGGTGCCAGCTTCGACAACGTGATCCTACACGAAACCTACCGCCGTATGGGTCGGCAGTCTCCTTGGCCCTTCTGGAAAGACCGCTGCTATCGCACCGTCAAAAATATGTTTCCTGAAATCGAAATGAAGCGCGAGGGAACACACCACAACGCACTCGACGATGCCAAATCTCAGGCCATCCACCTTCTGGAAATCGACGACACTTGGGGGTTCCTGTGACAAACCCTCTGGACACAACCCGACTAAAAGACTGGGCTATGGGCATGGCTGAGCATGTTTCTCTGTTGAGCAAAGACCCGAGCACCAAAGTTGGCGCGGTGATCTTTGATGAGCGCCGCCGCCTAGTATCCGCAGGGTACAACGGGTTCGCCAGAGGCGTGGCTGACAGCCAAACAAGATTGCACGACCGTGAGACCAAGTACAAACTGACGCTTCACGCGGAGAAGAACGCAATCATGTTTGCTACGGCACCACTCTACGGCTGCACACTCGTTGTCACTCACCCCTGCTGCTCGCAGTGTGCCGCTCTGGTTATCCAGTCTGGCATCAGCCATGTTGTCTGGAAAGCGCCTGTAGCGTCATTCAGAGAGCGTTGGGCTGCTGACCTCAAGCTAACGCGTGAGCAGTTCAAGGAAGCCTGCGTGGCAGTTGAGGAGCTTGGATGACCCCAAACCACAAAAAGCCGATGCACATTAAACGAAATCGGCTCAACCCGTTCAGCAAGAAAACCAGACTAGGACTAGCTGTAAAATCCTACGAAGCCCAGAACGACAAGAAGTCTGTGACGCTTGCAAACCCACCTTGGGTGTCAAAGACGAAGGCCGGAGACAGCATCCATTAAGTGTCCCGGTGCAAGATGGGCGTACTGCTCTGTTACAGCTATTGAACTGTGGCCCGCCAGAGTTTGAACTGTTCGCAGCGGTACGCCCTGCATTACTAAATGACTTATGAATGTGTGGCGAAGCTCGTGTATTGTACCGTCTACACCAGCGCCCTCACAAGCTGCTTTGAAACGCACGTGCATAGTAGAAGCAGACATCTTGGGTAAGACACTACCGGTCTGCCCAAAAGCCCGCAGAGACACCAAGGCTCTCTCACATCCGGGCGAAATCGGTACATCCCTCCACCTTCTGTTTTTGGTACTGTGCTGCGCTGTCGATAATACTCGAACGGCGTTCGGGAGCACGTTGCTCCACTGCAAAGCTCTGGCTTCGCCGGACCTAAGACCTGTGTTCGCCAAGAACCTCCAGACCGCTGCGTACTTTGGATCGGCTGCGTAAATCTGTTCTAACTGCTCAGATGTGAAGAACTTGCGCGGGTTGGCCTCCATGATCTGAAGCGGCTTTACTCCACGTATCGGACTAACCGGGATAACACCCCAGTCAACGGCCTTGTTCACGGCTGCTTTCAGTATTTTCAATTCTAAATTTACAGTGGCTCGTCGCCGCTGCCGCCCAGTCCTCTCGGATATTTCTTTGGCTCTGCCGTGCTTCCAGCGATCCACCAAGTGCGGGTCCAAGCTGGCCAAGCGGTGTTTGCCAAACTCCGGAATGAAAACCCTGTCGAACAGGCTGCGGCGCTTTTTGAACAAGCTGGGGTTCTCCCCCTCGTACCACGACAGGTAATCCTCCACAAACTCCCCGAACGTACAGTTGGCTCTGGCCACAGTCACGCCGCCGGTGTGTAACTCCAGCTCTTTGGCTGCCTTGGCAGTCAGGGCTGCTTTTTTGTCCGAGGTGCGCAACGACTCATACTTCGGCACACCTTCTTCGTACCACTTAATCCAGTAGGTTTTCCCGCGCTTGTAGATGGTCGCCACAACATTCTCCGACTGTCACTAATTGTAACTGTACGCAGATGCTCAGGTTCGTTCAAGTCCGTTCATACAAACACGTAAGCATGTGTTGGCGCGTTAAGTTATTGTTTTTCCAGCATTACTGGAAACGCTACTTTTTGCACATGCTTACTCACGGTATCCTCTTTACCCGTTACAAATCAATAACTTACGATGTCGCTGTAACTGTTTTTGTAACCGTAAAAAAGCCCGACACAGAGGGGAGGACTCCATGTCGGGCCAGTGCGGGGTGCCAGCCCCCTTCGGCGGGTCGGGAGAACAACAACCGCCGTTTCTTAATACCCCATCATATCCTGAACGCGGCGCTCGCTCGTCACTTGGCGTCGTGGCGCTCGCATAAGGTTGGTCACTGGTTGCCTACGCAACGCGGACGGAGCGTTGTTGAAGAACGGGCGAACCCGATCTTTGGCTTTCTGGAGGCCTCTCCACTCCTGCCGCAACTCAGCCATCTTTTCGCGGTCGCGGCTTCTGTTGGCTTGGACGTACTCACGGTTAAGCCTGCCGGTCTCTTTGGAGAACCACTGCTCCAACTCGTACTGCTGCCCACGCGTCCACTTGATCTTGTTGATCTCGGTGGATGGTAGATTGATGGCGTTGCTCAGAAGGTCGAACATATCGAACTCCCGTGGGTCTGCTACGACGTCGCCGTTGCGCAGCGTGTACCCGTCTTGAGAGTAGCGGTACGACTCCATAACAGAGCGTATGCCTCGCGGTGCCGCATACTCTGCTGCGCGGAACGGCTCACCCTTGGACAAAAACTCCAGCATATTGCCAAAGTTCCTGACTGTGGACGCGGTGGGGCCGAGGCCAACGCTCGCCACAAAATTCAACATCCCATCGGGTGTAGCTTCGGGGCGCACGAAGTTGGAGTTGTACGGTTGAAAGATGTCCGACTGAGAGAGTTTGGTGGACATGTCCACACCAAAGAACGCCGGGACGCCACGGGCGATGAGATCGGCCATACCCTCATTGTCTGGGAACAGTTCTTCTCGCACCCAACGCTCTAGGTTCTCCGGTTCTTCTTCGTCGCCCGTCATGGACAGGAACGCCCACATCAAAAAGTTAGCGGCTGGGATACCGACAGCACCGGCCATGGCACCAGTGTAACCGAGCAGGAACGCCGAGGTTCTAGCCCCAGCGATTTTTGCTTCTCTGGACTCGCCACGGAACGCTTGCTTGAACGCCGAAGCGTGCAACCACGCCATCATAAGCTGGTACTTGCGGAACTGCGTAGTGACCCTTGGGAGATTGTCGATTAGGAGCGGAGCGTCCATCTTGGAAAAGTTACCCTGCGTGTCCTCGACCACCGAGATCGCGTATTCCTCCGGCGACATGTTGTACAGGCGTCGAGCTTTCTGTGGGTTAGCCAGCGCAGCGTCATAGGCCGCTACCGCAGAAGAAATACGGTTGTTGGCTTCGACAAACCGAGCGATCTGATACAGGCGGTGCGTCATGTTACGGAACGCGCCGGTAAAGTTGTTCAGAGACTCGTAGCCTGTGTCGAACCGGTTTTCGATGTTGAGGTCTTCCTCCATACCCACATCCAGAAGCTGGCGCAGCTGAAGCGTTTTAAGAAGCTGACGGTACTTGGGCGGTGCCTTGTCCGTGTCGATGGTGATCTTGTTGTTCATGTCAACAAACCCCATGGTGGCTGCTGTACCCAGCTGGCGCATGAAGCTCGTGTCGATGACGCTGCTACCGACTTTGTACCCTCGGATCAGGCTGCCCCAGACTTTGTTGTGGTTGCCCATCTCGCCAGCGATCTTGCCCACCGAAATGATAGGCTGTGTGGCGTTCGTGATGTGGTAGCCGAGGCTCGTGGTGAGCATGTAGACCGTGTTAAACGCCAGAATGTTGTCAGCCAGTTTGGACAGCATACCCGTGCGGGAAGTCATCACATTTTGGTACTTAGCCACGAGGGTGTTGTAGACCGGCGACAGCGCGGAGGGGCGCTTGCCTGCTTCTTTTCTCGCGTTAATCAACGCCTCGTTGATCTCAGCGCCGTGTTTCATCTGGGAAATCAGACGCGCTTGAGAGCGACCGTGCGACACGAACGACCGGATCATGTCTTTGTCGAAACCTGCGCGGTTCATGCGGCGGGCACCGGACAGGCGGGCGTTACTTTCTTCGAGCGACTGGAAGTAGAGGTCTTTGATGAGGGTGTCCAGCGAAGCCTTGGCGCGGGCATCCAGTCCGGCTTTTTCGTCAGCCTTCAGCGCAGCCATGACTTTCTGATAGACTTTCGGGCTGGCTTCTCGCGGCCCTGTCTGATCCTCAAACTTCTCGGACGCTTCTGCGTAGGCGTACTTTTTCCCGTTCTCCTTTGCGAACTTGTTTGCTGCACCCTGCGTGTCAAAGAAGCTGACGACGTAGTGCTGCGCGTCGGACTTCAGTTTCTCAACCTTGGCTTCATTGAGCTTGTTGTTCTGCGCACGGAAGTCGGCCTCGGCGTCCAGCAAGTCTTGTGATTTGAGGACAGCCACATAATCCCCGAAGCGTTTGAGCGGCGCGTATGGACCTTCCAGCTTGCTGTCGAAGGCGAACAGTTTGGACACGCCAAGTTGCTTGGCAATGTCGGACATCATCTGGCGAACATCCTCGCCGTGCTGGAAGATGTCTTTGACGACCTGCTGTTCTTCCGGTGTGAGCCGGTCAAACTTCTGTTTCATAATCGGGTCGATCTTGACCTTCTTGCCCTTAATCTGCGGGTCGTAGCCCCACTTCTGGAAGAACGTGGACGTAGCCAAGAAGTCGTTAATCAGTGTTGTCCGCTCAGGCGCAAACTCTCTGGCTCGAATGGCCAGACCTTCGACCTTGCCGATGATTTCATTGTAGGTCTGCTCAGCCTCCAGCATTTTATCGTACCAAGTTTTGGCCGAAGGCATTTCGTCTCGAACGTCGCGGATGTAACGAGACAGAAACTTTGTGGAGTCCAACGGTCGCTGGAAGATGGTCCGCGCGTTACCCATGAACTGCGCTGTCTTGGGTCCACCAAAGTTTTGCTCCACCCAGTTTTGTTGGGCTTGGGCACGTTGAGTCAGCGAGTTTGCGCCATATCGCACTTCGCTGACCGTGTTTTCTGTATCACTAACTGCGGTGCCCGGAGAAGCTGCGGCGACAATCAAATTTTTGTCGTTAAAGATAACGCGGTTGTACGTTATATCGTCAGCCTGCGGGTCGATAATATAGCGATCCCGAGTGGCGGCATCCGCGTACTTAAACCCCTTAACGCCGTTTTGGTCCAGCCAAGCAGAAACTGCGGCTGCGTTGGACATGAACCGGTTAGGGATAGACTCTACAAAGGAGAGAGCTTCCGGCGACAGGTCCGCTTTTAATTTGTTAGCTACGTTACTGTTGGCCAACCCGGCGTAAATTGCTCCCACAGAAACGCTTTTGGAAGGGTCATCAAAAAGGTCATTGCGGTTGCGTTGTGGTTCAATCGACGCCATCAAAAGAGTGTAGGCTTCGTCTGTCAAATTATCCATCGCACGACTAAACGCCGGATCGTCTTCCCAGTTGGCGTACCAATCGGACAGCTCGTTGTCAGATACTGTAGTGTCCACTCGCATAAGGCTGCCTGTCGGTACTCCATCCGGGTACTCGACTTTCTCCAGCTCTCTTTGGATACCGTCCAGTTCCTGCTGCGAAAACAGTTGGCGGTTTTCTGTTGGGTGAAGTAAATCACTTAGTGGTAGTGGCGGAAAATTAGCGTCGGGCGTGGCTGCGTCAACTACTAGCGTATTACGTCCTATGCGCCTAACTACTGCATTTTTGCTTAAAATGCGACCCAAATCCCTGTCTAACACTAAGTCTCGTTCACCTAGGTATAGGTCTCCATCATAGGCTGGCTTTTGGAAAGGCTCCCCAAAACCGTTCTTTAGCCGAACTCCGGGGGTTCGTAGTTTTTCTGCGACAGTCTTGACGCTTTCCACTGGCAACTTGGGTTTATCGTTACGGCGTGTGCGCTGCGCTGCGTTCTTTTCCATCGCGCGGAGGTAGCCACGGGCAATACCGAAATTCTCTGCGAGGTATGTGCCGAAACCAAATGCCTGCGCACCCTCTCCGGTGCCCATGTAGTTGTGGTTGAACCGACGGAAATCCACTCCGGAGCCATGCTTACTCGTTGACAGGTCAATTCGAGCAGCGCCATATGCGGCATCAACCATGTTCTGCATGGTTATCTTGTCGGCGTCGAACAGGTTGAGTTTGCGCACAGCCCGCTTAAACGCAGCGTAGAGGTCTCTTACCAACCTGCCGATTGGCGTCTGAACTGTCGGTGTAACACCGTAAGCGGCTGCGCCTTCCAAGAAATAAGCGATAACCTCGCTCTCCATGTCGGTATCTGCATAAAATCCGGAAAGTCGCCCGCTTGAGAAGTTAAGCATGGCTTCTTTGGCAACCTTGTGCTCCAGAGACCCGTCTGCGTTTGTCGCCCACTCTCTGATCCGAGACACCATAGCGATCTTGTTTTCCGGCGACAGCCACCGGTCTACACCTATGTGCCCGCCAACCTCGTGCATAAACGCCGCAAGTTCTTGACCAGCTGGGATGCGGCTGGTGATGAAGTGTGCGTGAGACTCGCCCTTTCTGTCGCGCACCACATACCCAAAGGGTTTGTTTTTCTTGAGTTCGCTAACGTCAACCGGGGGCAACACGCCGCTCTCGACGTCCGCTATTAGATCGGCCTCGCTCTCGTAGACGTGAATGCGCGGGTGCGACCGCTTACCCGTTAGGTCTTCGACCACATTAGCCATGCTCTCAGGGGAAGCAAAAGCCAGAGGGTCCATATCGGCGTAGGGGTCGGCATCAGGACTGAAACCATAGCTCGGCTTCTGGTTAGGTCCGCCTTCATTCAGCTTAGCTTCCAGCTTCGCTTTATCCGCCTCGAAGTCGATGCTCGCCGGGTTCTTGAACGGGTTGAGGTTGTTGGTGAACGCCGGGTTGATCTTGTCCCACTGCTCTTGAGTCAGTGAACCAAGCCAGTCAGCCAGTTGAGCGGCTTCTGTGAGGTCGGGGTTACTCCACAGAGCGCTGTTGATACCTTCCTTTTCGGCGTAGCTTTCCTTGAACGACTTTTGGTTCCGCAACTCTTTGGGGGTTGGGTCCGCGTCACTCATGGCCTTGGCGTCAGCCACCGCAGCGTCACGCATTTGACGCTGGGTCTGCGGCGTTACAATTTGTTTCTTTTTACGCGTCTCGACGACCGGAGTCTTCTTCGGCGTCTGGGTTACTTCTGTTTCTTGTCCCCTGACCGGGCTAGGCGCTCCATCGCTGGCGACAGCTTGTGCCCCAGCTCCAGTCTCTTTTTCACTATTGGGCGCAGAGTCTCGTTTACTTGCTTCATCAGTTTGATCTCTTGCGCCCGTGTCATTCCCTTGTTTGGTTTCTTGTCCACTGGCTTTTTCCTTTGCTGGTGCGAAGTCTCGCACAATCTCGTCGAACGCGCGTTCGATGTTGGTAAACCTGTCACTCCGACCGCGATCCTGCAAGAAGTCGATAACAGCCTCAGCCCAAGCCCGCTGTTCTGCCGGTGTCAGTTCGTTAAAGTCAGGGTCGTCCGTGGTTGAGAACCTGCGCCATTGGGCGGCAAAAGCCTCTCTCTGGTCTTTTACAACACGGTCAACAAAATCGACCTGCACTGTTTCAGCTTTTTCCTCCGCTGGAGACATAATCTCACTGTCGGTATCTGCGGCGGACGTGTCTTCTGTGTAGAACGCCTCCAGCTGGGCGTCGGTCATGCCAGCTTTAACGAACTGCTTGATCTCGTTCTTCTGCGCGGAGGTCAGCGAGGCGCTTGGTAGAACTTCGCTTTTTTTCTGGCCTTCCTTGACCTTTGGCAGCGGCTTGCCTGTGCGCAGATGCTCGGCATACTGCCGGACGCCCGCTATGTTTCGCGTAGAAGTAAGTTCAGACTCGTTGGCGATGGTGCTCTTGTTGGCAGAGTCCACGATGGTCATGTTCGCCGCGTCACCAGCAACATCAGCGTTATCCAGAGCATCAAACATGTTGGCTTCGTCGAGGTCAGCGGCTGCGGCTGCGGCGTCTGCTGCGTTATCTACAGCGTCAATGTCACCTAGTAGTCCTGTGGCATCTGTGTCTGCGGCTTCGGAAACCACCATGTCGGCACGTTCACGGCGAGCCGTGTTAACAGCACCGAGTGCCCCTACCATCTGCTCGGGGGTTACTCCTTGGGCTTCTGCGATTTTCTTGATCGCGCGAGAAATATACCCATTGACGGCCTTGGTTGCGTTCTCGCCCTTGAGTCCGGCAGCCTTGGCGATCTCGCTGTTGATGTAGTTGCCGGACTGATCCACCACCGTGCTGTCTGTGCCAGCGGTGTAGTTATCCCGCAAAACTCTCCATACTTTGGCTTCGTTGCCTTTCAGTTTCGCTTTGGCCTCAACAACCGGAGAGAACAGCTGACTCACCAGACGTGCTGACGCGCTTTCGGCTTTGTTGGCTGTCTCGGCGTCGCGGATTTCGGTCAGCGCCTTAGTGAGTTCATCCGTTTTTGGCGCTTCCTGCTTAGGCTCGCTGTTCGGCTTCTTCGCGTCGATGATGGCCTTGACGTCTGCCAACTTCATCTTGGTGTTGTTGAGTGCATCCTTGACGTCTTTGTATTCCGTGTCGTTTTCCAGAGCGTCTTTGCCGAACGCGGCTTCTGCGTCGGCCCGCAACTCAGAGCGTTTGAGTATAGTCTTTTTAGCCTTGGTTTTAGTCGCTGGGATTGCCTCGACGTCCAAAGCGACACGATTTGCCGTGGCTTCTTCTGCCTCGGCCTTCGCAACAGTCTCCTCGCGCACCGCTTCCTCAAGCAGCGTTTCGATGCGAGGTTTCTTGCCTTCGCCGCGAGAATACAGGTTTGCGGATTTCTCCACGCCCTGAGACAGCGATGGGTGATTGATTTCCCAGTCCGGACCAAGCTGCTCCTCAAACGTCTGACGCCACTGCTCTTTCTTGGTGAGCTTTTTGGGTTTCGCCGGAGCCTCTTGGGCCGGGGCTGCTTCTGTTGCAGTTTCTTGGGCCGGGGCTGCTTCCGGCTGCACGTTGTTTTGTGCCGCTTTAGGTTTCGGTGCAGGCTTCTCAGCTTTAGGTGCAGCGTTAGGCTTTTTGGTTTGTTTTGGCGCGGCGTACTTCGCAACCAGTGTGCTCAGCGCAGCAGAGCGGGCTTCTGGCTCCATGGCGGCAGCAACAGTGATCTCGTTGGCCAGATTTTCACGAGCGGCCTGATCCAGTGTGACGCCACGGGCTTCGATGATTTCGACGGCAATATCCACAGGTGTGCGCGGCGCAGCCGGTACTGTTTCGGTTGCGGTGCTTTCG